AAAAATCAAGAAGCCGCAGGCAAGCGGCTACAGCGAAGCAGGCGCAAGCCTGACACGGCGGGCGCTTCGGGCAATGATCCCGAACAGCGGACCTCCGGAGGAGGACATCAACCGAAACGCCCAGACGCTCCGGGAGCGGTCCCGGATGCTCTATATGTCCGCGCCCATTGCGACATCGGCAATCAACACCAACCGCACCCACATCGTAGGCCCCGGCCTGGCGCTGCAATCCACCATTGACCGCACGATCCTCGGGCTCTCCGAGGAGGCGGCCAAGGAATGGCAGCACAAGACCGAGGCCGAATTCCATCTCTGGGCAGACACGGCCTGGAACTGCGACGCTCTGGGGCTGAACAACTTCGACGATCTCCAGCAGCTTGCGCTGAAGTCCTGGCTGATGTCCGGGGACGTGTTCGCCCTGATCCGGCACGTTGACCCGTCGCCCATGAACCCCTACGGTCTGCGCATTCAGCTTGTGGAGGCAGACCGTATCTGCAATCCCGACAGCACCGGCGCAACGATTTTCTGCTCCGAAATGAAGATCCCGGAGGGCAAGCCCGGCGCCGGCCACAAGGTCTTCGACGGCGTGGAAGTGGATCGGGATGGCAAGGTTGTGGCCTACCATGTGTGCAACACCTATCCGCGATATGCCTTCTACAGCAGCGAGAAGTCCGAATGGACCAGAGTACTTGCCCGTGGTGCGAAGACCGATCTGCCGAACATTCTCCACATCATGGAGAGCGAGCGGCCCGGCCAGTACCGCGGCGTGCCCTATCTGGCGCCTGTGATCGAGACCCTGCTCCAGCAGCGGCGCTACACCGAGAGCGAGCTGATGTCCGCGCTGATCCAGAGCTTCTTCACCGCATGGATCAAGACGGAGACCGAACAGTCCATGCTCCCGATCGCGGAGGTGGGCGACGGCGAAGGCGGCGAGCCCGCCGGCGGTCTGAGCGACGATGAGAACGAGTACGAAATGGGGCCGGGAACTGTGACCCACTTGAAGCCCGGCGAGGACATTGTGTTCGGCGCACCGAACATACCCACGGCCGGCTTCGAGATGTTCACGAAAACCCTGACCAAGATTATCGGTTCGGGCCTGGAGCTGCCCTACGACGTGCTGATCAAGGAATTCAACAGCTCCTACTCCGCGAGCCGGGGCGCTCTGATGGAGGCCTGGGAGGCCTTCAAGATGCGGCGTCACTGGTTCGTGGACGATTTCTGCCAGCCGGTCTATGAGCTGTGGCTGGCCGAAGCGGTGGCCCGAGGTCGGATCAAGGCCCCGGGCTTTTTTGTGGACCCGATGGTCCGGAAGGCCTGGTGCGGCGCAACCTGGATCGGGCCTGTGCAGGTGGCGCTTGACCCGAACAAGGAAGCCACCGCCGCGCTGCTGATGGCCTCCCAGGGCATCAAGACCCACAAGCAGATCACCCGCGAGCTGGGCGGCGGCGACTGGGACCAGAACGTGGAACAGCTCAAGATCGCCAACGAAAAGCTCAAAGAGGCCGGGGCTTCCGCTGTGACCCAGGCACCGGCCCGAAACGACGAGAAGGAGGACTCAGAAAATGCCGAAAATTGACATTCGGAGGCAGTGCTACGCCATTGCCTCCAAGGACGGGGAAAATGCCGAGATCACCATGTACGGCGACGTTGTGGAGCGTGTGCCGATCAACTGGTGGACCGGAAAAAAAGCCGAAGGCAACTTCATCGAGCAGGACGAGTTTTTGAAGGATCTGGACGCGGTGAAGAAGTGTAAGACTGTCACCATCCGCATCAATTCCTATGGCGGTGACGCTGTGGTCGGCCTGCTGATCCACAACCGGCTCCGAGAGCTCGCCCGTGACGGCGTGAAGCTGACCTGCATTGTGGATGCCGTTGCCATGAGTGCGGCTTCTGTGATTATGGCCGCCTGTGATACCGTCAAGGTCAACGCTACCGGCCTTGTGATGATCCACCGCTGTGCCTCTGTGCTGTGGGGCTACTACAACGCGGACGAGTTGGAAGAACAGGTGGAGCCGATGCGGACGTATGATCGTGCGCTGGCAGCTGCCTACACTCGGAAGACCGGGCTTGACGAGGCGACAGTGCTCGGCATGATGTCCGACACGACCTATCTGACTGGCAAAGATGCTGTGAGTAAAGGCTTTGCCGACGAACTGATTGAAGACGCCGAACCTGTGAAGCTGGCTGCTTCTGCGAACGGAGCAATGCTTGTGGTCAACGGTGTCGGAGTCCCTCTCCCTCCCGGCGTGTTCGCGCCGGACTTTATTCCCGCGGCAGCATCCGAAGAAGGTGCTGCCGTTTCTGCTACGGTCAACCCGGCGGGAGACACAACCCCTGCCGTTGAGACAAATACAAATACGCCGGTTGACTCCGGCAACGAAGGAGGAAACAACCCTATGACTCTTGAAGAGCTCCGGGCTTCCCAGCCCGAACTGGTGCAGCAGATCGAAGCGTCTGCCGCCCAGACCGCAGTCCAGAACGAGCGGGCACGGCTCCAGGGCATCGACGAAGTGGCGGCGCTGATGCCCGCCGAGCTTGTTGCCGAAGCCAAGTACGGCGCCACCGCCTGTTCTGCTGAGACCCTGGCTTTCCGTGCCGCGAAGGCGGCTGCGAAGGCAGGCACCAGCTTCCTCGCCAACCTCGAGGAAGACAGCACCAACTCCGGCACCGCAAACGTGACCGCCGCCGCTCCCGCTCCCGTCGATGACGGTGCGGACAAGCCGGAAGATCTGTACGCGGCCGGCAAGCAGGCCGCCCAGGCCTATCACACCAAGAAGGAGGGCAAGTAAATGAACACCAATCTCGTTTCCAAGGTGGGCGACGTCAGCATTGACAATCTGATCGCCAAGCTTTCCCCCGCCGCCGAGGCCTTCGGCGTCAAGATCGCTGCGCTGGCCTCCGGCTCCGCTGACGCGACGGTCAAGCGCGGCACCGTTCTGGGCCGTGCCACCAACGGAAAGTATTCCGTCTACGGCGGCACCGGCACTCCCGCCGCGATCCTGGCCGACGATGTGACCGCCACCGCCGACGGTGACGTCACTGCCGTTGCCTATCGCTGCGGCAACTTCAACCGGAATGCCCTGATCGTGGCTGACGGCTATACTATGACCGCGGCGGACGAGGATGCGCTGCGGCACTACAACATCATCCTCACCGACACCATGTAAGGAGGTCTGAACCATGCCCCTGAACATCTACAACACCTACTACATGCTCGGCGCCGTCGAAGAGATCCCGCTGGAGCACACCTTCTTCCGCAACCGCTACTTCCCCACCAACAAGGAGAGCGACATCTTCGGCACCGCCCGCGTCCTGGCTGACTACAAGGAGCGCTCCCAGAAGATCGCCCCCTTCGTCCTGCCCCGGATCGGCGCCATCCCCGGCACTCGTGACGGGTTCAGCGTCTACGAGCTGGAGCCTGCGAACATTGCCGTCTCCATGCCTCTGACCCTGGACCAGCTCCAGAACCGCGGCTTCGGCGAGTCCCTGCTGAGCACCCGCACCCCCGAGGAGCGTGCCCGTATTCTGCTGATGCAGGATCTGACCGAGCTCTCCAACCGGATCTCCCGCGCCGAGGAGCTGCTGGCTGTCAAGACCATCCTGGACAACGGTGCCGTCATGCGCCATCAGTCCGACAATCCCAACATCTACAGGGACATCACCGCCAAGTTCTACGACGGTGTGAACAACCCGGCGCTGTACACCCCCGCCAACACCTGGTCCCACTCCACCAAGAGCGGCGAGACCTGGACCAAGGGCTCCTGGTTCACCGACATGTGCAACATGATCAAGCAGCTCACCTCTAAGGGCCGGAAGGTCCGCGAGTTCGTGGTCTCTCCCGACGTGGGCGACTTCCTCATGGACGATGGCTGGCTGTGCGAGATGCTGGACAACCGCCGCGCCGAGATCGGCCGCCTTGATCCTGCCAGACTGGGCGAGGACGCCTACGAGCTGTGCACCATCAACTTCAACGGCCGGGTGCTGCCGATCATCGTGTATGAGGGCAGCTACGAGGACAACGCGGGCAACGACACCAAGTACCTGCCCGACGAGACCGTCATCGCCATCGCCCCCGACGTGGGCCGCGGCCTGTACGGTGCTGTCTCCCAGGTGGAGAAGGACGACAAGTTCCACACCTACGCCGGCATGCGCGTCCCGCAGCACATCGCCACCCAGCGGCCGCCCGCCCTGGAGACCCAGCTCACCGCCCGTCCGCTGTTCGTCCCCAAGGTCGCCAACCCCTGGTGCGTGGCCAAGAACGTCCTGCCCTAATCACCCCCACACAAGAAAGGAGCTAACAGCATGATCCAGATGATTTGCGGTTATACCGGCGTCGGTACGAAGCTCGTGGGCCCGAAGGACGGGCCCTTCGAGCTTTCCCCCGAGGCTGAAAAGCGCCTGGTGGAGCGAGGTGTCGCGGAGTACGCGACAAAGCCCCTTGCAAGCCCGCCCGCGCCCGCTGGCGAGAACGCCCTGGAAGTTCCGGGCGTGAACACGTCTGAGGGGGAACAGCCCGCAGAGGCCCCTCTCGCGCCTCCTGCGGAGGCTGAGCC